CAGCGCATCGACCGCATTCGCCTGGCGCTACTGCAGGCGACCTTGGCTGAGTTCCCATCGACCGGCGTGGTTCTTAACCCGATCGACTGGGCTGCGATCGAGCTCCTGAAGGACGGCGAGGGTCGCTACATCATCGGCAAGCCTCAGGACGGCACCGCGCCTCGCCTATGGAACCTGCCGGTTGTTGAAACCCAGGCCATCGTCCAAGACCAGTTCCTGGTCGGTGCTTTCAGCCTTGCCGCGCAGATCTTCGACCGCATGGGCATCGAGGTGCTCATCTCGACCGAGAACGACAAGGACTTCGAAAACAATATGGTCACCATCCGTGCAGAAGAACGCTTGGCGTTCGCCGTGTACCGACCTGAAGCGTTCGTTACTGGCGACCTGACTGCCGCTTAATCCCCAATAAAAAGGCCACCGCTCGGTGGCCTTGTCCGTTTAGGAGATATCGATATGGCGCGTAATACTTCAAGCTCGCCTGCGGAAAATGACAGTGCCACTGATACGTCTGTGGCCACGTCTCCCGCGGGCGGAGCGGTTACTGACAACTCGATCATGATTTACCCGCTGCGCAGCTACCTGGACGGCAAAGAAATCCGCCGCCGGGGTGGTGCCGGTTATCTTTCGCCGAAGCATGACGCGACCTCGCTGATCGCTGCAGGCCTCGCGACTGACAAAGATCCAAAGGCCTGATATGAACGCCATATCGACCGATGAAGCAATGCAGCATTTGCGTGCGGAGGAAGACGATCGTGCGTATGTGGAGTTGCTTCTGGCGGCAGCCGAAGACAGCGCGGCACAGTTTCTGAACCGACGCTTTTATGTGGATGAACTGTCGCTTGCTGCAGCCGTGTCGGATGGCTCTGCTGGCAGCAAGCCAATTGTCATCAACCCATCCATTCGCGCGGCGTGCCTGCTGATAGCCGGCAGTCTCTACGCGAACCGGGAAGATGTCGTCGTCGGTACGATTTCTTCCGAGCTGCCCATGGGGTCACGATCGTTGTTAACGCCGTATCGCATTGGCTGGGGTGTGTAATGCGCGCCGGCCGTCTGAAGCATCGGTGCGCACTCCTCGAGTCGCAGAAGGTTAAGCGCTCGGGTGGCAGCTTTATCGAATCGTGGGTCGAACTCGGCAAACTCTGGGCCGAAATCACCATCCCGACGGGCCGCATCGCCACCGTTGCCGATCAACTGCAGGGGCTTGTATCGGCTGAGATTCGCATCCGACATCGGGTTGATGTGATTGCCGGTATGCGCCTGGTGCACAAAACCAAAACCTACCTGATCGAGGCAGCATTGCCTGATAACGATCAAACGATGCTTCGGCTGCTCTGCTCGAACGTCGTCAATCCATAACGAGGTTTCCAAGATGAAAGTACGTGCCCTGGCCAACCTCTCTGATCCAACGGGTCGCCGCGCTGCGGGCGATGAGTTTGTTGTCAATGCGGTATTGGGCGCGGAGTTGATTGCCCGTCGCGTCGCGGAAGAGGTGGTTTCTGAGCCTGAGCCCGCAGCAGAAGAGCCAGTCCCCAAACCGGTGAAGACCCTTGCCTCCGCCAAGGAGTAGGCCATGGTTGCTCGAAGATCACGCATGTCAGGCAACTTCCAGCTGCGAAAGACGCTGCGCAACATCCACATGCAACTGGATAACGAGCTCAAGCCGGCGATGCAGGAAGCTGCCGACAAGCTGCTCGACACCATGAAGCAACTGGTGCCGCGTGATTCGGGCCAGGCAGCGGAAGCGCTGGAGGCGTTTGTCAGCAAATCGGGACTCGATGCCCAGATTGGCTTGCGAGGGAAAAAGGACAATCGGCGGTTTTTCTACTTGCGGTTTCTGGAGTACGGCACCAAGGGCTATAACGGCACGTTGTACCGCCGCAAAGATACCGATTCGATTGGGGGTGAGCACACCAACAATCGGGACAAGTCGAAGATGGGCGGCCGCCGCAACGCGCTTCGGGCTCGCGACACGAAGAACAAGAGCGATGGCGCGCACTTCTTCGGCAAGTATCCAGACATTCCCGCTCGTCCAGCTCATCCCTGGCTCCGTCCGGCCTATGACGTGAACAAGGAGTTCATCTTGGCCAGCATCAAGCATGCAGTCAGTAACACCCTGCAGCGCGCTGCGGAGGAGTTGGGCAATGGCTGATCCATCATTTCCTTTGCAGGTGGCGCTGTTCGATCGGCTTGTTGCCGAGGTGTCGTGTCCGATCTACGACAGCGTGCCGATGGATGCGCCGCTTCCGTATGTCTCCCTGGATTACGAGATCTCCAGCAACGACGACACGTTGGCCAGTCGGCGCGATATTCGGCTGTTCTATCTGTCGGTCTGGTCTGACTTCAAAGGACAGGAGGAAGTGAAGCGCCTCATGGCCGAGATCGATGCGGCCGTTCACGAAAGACCGCTTCCGCTCATCACGGGGTGCGTCGTCTCGATCCGCGTCGAGCGTAAGCAAACCAACCGAGAACCGGACGGCGTTACCTACCAGGGCAGCGTCACGCTCCGAATCATCACTCAACACTGAAACCCTGCACAACCGCCGCGCTGCGGCTACATCACCTGTCCTCAGGAGGACTATCTATGGCTATCAGTACTGGCGCTGCCACGCGAATCTACATCGGGCCACGCCTCACTGCCGACCTGCCGGCGGACCATGCTGCTGCGATTACCCTGCTGTCCGCCTTGACGTATGTCGAAATTGGCGAAGTGGAAAGCATCGGCGATTACGGCGACACCATCAACGATGTGACCTTTTCGGCCTTGGCCAGCGGCCGTGCCAAACACCTCAAAGGCTTGGCAGATGCTGGATCAGTCGAACTGTCCATCGGCTTCGATGCCGGTGACGCTGGCCAGCTCAAACTGGTCGAGGCGTTTCTCGATCGCTCCCGCTTCGATTACCCGATCAAGGTCGTGTACGTCGATGGTGAAACCGACTACTTCGCTGCCAAGGTCATGAGCAACAAGAAGGCCGGCATCAGCGTTGAGGGTGTGCTCAAGCGAAACGTGACCTTGGGCATCAACTCCGAAATCTACGACGTCGAAGCTCCGTAAATCGGTCAGCTACACCCGACGCCGCAGCTCTGCGGCGTCGGTCCTTCCTCATTCGATAAAGAGAAACACCCATGTCCAAGACCAACCATGGCACCGTTGTCATCACCGCCGGCGATATCGGCTTCACCTTGAAACCGACCCTGCGTTCGTTCCGCGATATTCAGCGAAATTTTGGCGGTGTCATTGACGCGATGCAGGCATTGGGACGCGCGAATATCAGCACCATTGCACTGATTGTTGCGGCTGGTACCGGTGTTGATACCGGCAAGCGCAAAGATGTGGAAGCGGTTGAAGAGCAAATTTTCGAAGCCGGATTCAGTACCGTCTCGTCCCAGCTTCTGCCGTTCTTGCAGGCACTGTTGAACCCTGCCGGGAAGACCAACGAGGAGATCGAGAAGGAAAAAGAGGAGGCTTCGGGAAACGAGTAAACGCGGGGCCCGAACTCGATACTGTCGATTTCCTCTTCGGCATCGCCACCGGCTGGCTGGGCTGGTCGCCCAGTGAGGCATGGGACACTCCGATGGTTGAAATCTTGATGGCTTGGGATTCCAAGCGCCAATTCATGATCGATACAAATCCCTTTGGTGGCGGCGGGGACAAGGTCAAGACCAATAGTGCGGCCGTGGCCAAGGAGGCTCGGATGGGATTCCGGGTTGCGGCCTTGGGCAGAAAGAAAGACTAGACACCGATTTACCCTAACCGCATTGAGCGGTTTTTTTTCGCCTGGAGAAAAGCAATGGCTGACGCCGACGTTCAAGGCATGTTGATTCGTATCGAGGCGACCACGGCTCAGCTCCGTCAGGAGATTGCGCGTGGTGATGCGGCCGTGGCGCAATCGGCCGGGAAAATCGATTCCAGCCTTGGCCGAATCGACAGTGCGTTCGACCGCACCGGCGCCAATGCCAGCGCGCTTCAGAAAGCTGTAAGCTCAGCCTTTACCGGTATCGGCTTTGCATCAGCTGCTGCGGTGGCCGGCCTGGTAGCGATTACCACCCAAACAACTGGCTACGCCCAAGAGGTGAAAAACCTCTCGTCCGTGTCGAACTCGTCCGTCACGGATTTTCAGCGTCTGGCCGCCGGCGCCAAAACTGTCGGGATCGAACAGGACAAGCTTGGCGATATCCTGAAAGATACTAGCGATCGCGTCGGGGAGTTCATTCAGCGCGGTGGCGGCGAGATGGCCGACTTCTTCAAAGAGATCGCGCCGAAGGTCGGTGTCACGGCGCAGATGTTCGCCAACCTGTCTGGCCCGGATGCGCTGCAGCTGTATTACAACTCGCTGGAAAAGGCCGGGCTCAACCAGGCCCAGTTGACGACCTACATGGAGTCGATGGCGGACGAGGCCACTGCTCTTATTCCGTTGCTCAAGAACAATGGCGAGGGCTTCAAGACTTTCGGTGATCGGGCCGAAAAGGCCGGGCAGATCCTCAGCTCGCTTGAAATAGATCGTCTGGTCGAAGTGAACCAATCGATCAAGGCTCTGGAAGGGTCTTTCGAGGGGGCGTCTCGTCAGTTGGTGCTCGGCATGCTGCCTGGCATTCAAAGCGTGACTAACCAGCTAACCAGCATGGCCAACAACGGCGCCATGGAAATGCTTGGTGCAGGTGTAAGCTTTTTGGCTGAGCACCTGAACATCCTGGCCGCGGTGATGGGGGCTAAGGTCACCGCATCCTTTGTCGGGTACGTGCAAAGCCTCGGCGCCTCTACACTGGCGTCAAATCAAGCACGAGCGGCGAACGTTGCTCAAGCCGCCAGCGCTGTCGAGGCTGCAACAGCCAACCAGGTCGCAGCTCAGTCAGCGGTCGTCCGTGCCGAGCGGGAGGCGGTGGCGGCCCGCGGTACCGCTGTTCAAACACAAATGTCGATCCAGCTGGCTGAAGCCAGAATGGCTGAGCGGAACGCCACGGCGCAGTTGTCGGCCGCGCAGGCCGGACTGAAAAGTGCATCAAGTGGCCTGCTAGGAATCCTCGGTGGGCCTGCTGGTATCGCTGCACTCGCTATTGGTGCAGGCATCGCGTTTCTCACCATGCGCGACAACACCAGCGTGCTCGAGAAAAAGCTGGGTGATCTGGCTGACCCGCTGGATAAGTTGACCGAGCGTTTCGACAAACTCAATCGCGCAACGCAAGCCGTTACTCTGCGTGAGCTCCAAACGAGTATCGCGGACACTCAGACCAAACTCGGTCAGATGTCTGGTGCAATGGCTGACAAGTTTGAAACTGATTTACGCAACATGGGGGCCGCCGGTGCCGACGGGCTGATGGCCGGGCTGGTCAGTCTCCCGGCCGATACCCAAGCTGCGCTGGACTTGGTTCGTAAGGCTTCGAGAGACCAGGCCAATGGTATGGCCATTGATTGGAAAGCGGTCGCCGATCAGTTGCGTCTGATGCCAGGCGTTACCGAGGAGATGGCCCAAGCCTTGGAATCGGGACAGGCTCCAGTTACAGACCTGAGCGCAGTGCTGCGGAAGCAGCAGCAAACGCTTGCCGCACTTACGGCAGAAACAGACAAAAACACGGTTTCGCAAAACCAGAACAGCGCAGCCAAAGGTAGCGCCTCTGGGGCCGGCGAAAAATTCATAGGCGAACTGACGAAGCAGCTGCAATCCGCACAAGACAAAACGGCCATGGAGCAGGCCAACC